AGTCCGCGCATTAGGAAATGTTGAACCTAATGTCTACGTCTGTAATCAGTGACAGATTTCCCATTTTGGTTTCTCCTTAGAGTAACGATGACGTTGGGTAACGTCCCCGGGCAGTTTAAAGACGTACCGGTCGGATGTTTTCTACACCTTGATAGGTGCAGAATCAAGTAGATGAGCGTATTTTTCAGGGAATCTTGGTTCCCCAATCACCTCAACAATAGTGTATCCATACTCAGTGTAGGTAATACCGTACACGGTAAGATCAGGACGCACAATAGCCAGAACATTGGCATACTTGATTGCTTGGTTTACTACTTGTTTGGCATGGTGACTTGGTCTACCGATAACGCGCTTACATTCAATAGTAATTGCGATTTCGTTGTCCATATAAAGCAGGTCTCCCTTGCCAATATTATCCATAATAACAGTATATTCTAGGGCTGTAGGTTTCCCTAGATCCTTGATCACTCGATGAACGAGTTGATCTTCATGCGCAACAGCAGTGGGTGTAGTGATTTCACTGATGTCGCTCATATATGAACCAGTAATTGTACTGAATCCATACGAATCCGATTCTGTGTTAAGATAACTAAGTGTGTGTAGTCTTTCATAAATGAGATCAATTTTTGCTTCGGCGTTGAAGTCAGTGGCACAGCCCATAATAGCCTTCTTGAGGTCTAATAGTTCTGTGAGATTTTTGTTATCTAACTGTTTGTCTTCAGCCCAAGTTTGACTGTTGAATCTCTTGCCAGCTTGTGGCTTATATTTTAACTTCCATTCCTCTACACGGGAATCATAGTCCTGGTCTAATGTCCTGCAGGGCAGCTGACACTCAGCAGCAATTTGCTGCATCTGTCTGCGCCTGTGCTCGAACACCTCGCGTCCGTGAAAAAACCATTCACGCAACGCGCCATCTACGTTTTGCGTACACACCTCATGGGGTGTCACTTGCTTGGATTTGAGGATACTGTGGAGAGACTTAAAGATTGATGCCTCTTCCAACATTCCAACGTAATGTCCCAACTCTTCCGAATACCTATTCTTGCGCTTCAAAAAATCTGCGTCATAGCGGTTTAGGAATGGTATGGGTGCCGACTCTTTGTCCGGCATTGTGAATTTCATGTCATGGGCGGCTAAGTAATTAGCCATTTGTACGTGGTTAAACCTATCGTACCCTTTCCTCACTGACCCATAAGCATCATCACCGTACGTTTCGAGAGCCATAAGATCTCTAGCGTCGGCTGGCCTTCCCAGGCCCAACTCTTTCCCAATCGCAACCATTTGCGACTTGGGATAGGCATCAAAGAATGCGAGCCTATGTAAAATAGAGTTGACTATGCTGTTAATATACACCGTCATATTCTGACCGGAGGGATTTGTTCCCAAAAACCGGATCAGGGTGCCATTGTAGGCAACCAAAGGAGTGCACACTTCGTGCGCTAAAACGTTCATGCGTTTAATATCCTTGGCGGTATAGTTTCCTGACCACTTCGCAATCCGAATCATAACGGAAAAAGCTGCGAGTGTCAGCTGCGCGGGCATCCTCAAGTCATACTTGGAATAGTCCCCAGCAATAATACGGTCGTCACCAAATTTGGCCATAAAGCGAGATAATTCATCCCACTCTGGACCATGAGCGTTAATCCCAACTGCACATTCAGCAATCAAGGGATGTAATGATAAAAACCGTGCGACAGGCAGAAAGTACATTCGAATAAAGTACTGCAGCGTTAGTGGTGCTGCTTGAAATACTCTTACCTTGTCTTTAGTCCTTTTTGTTGGTTCATCTTTAAGGGATGCACCGAAGATCAAATTGGGATGATCACCAGCATCAATGAGGGCAGCTACGCGCTCAATTTCAGCTATAATTTCTGGGGTGAATTCCCGGGGACAGTGGTGGCTGTCCGTTGGTTCTAGATCAAACATGTGATTGGACTTTGGTCCCCCAATGGGGTAACCTATTGATGTTTTAGTGACCATCGCGTCGATGAATCTTTTGCCCTCGATTCCAGAAATGGTTTCCTGGTGAGTGAGAGGGACAAGTTCTTTGGAATATTCAACTGGATCAGAGTCGAATACCTTCTTTAAACCGCTGATATAATCGTCAACGGCAATATCGACCTCAGCTGGATCGAAGCCGATAGAAGGTTTGGAACATACTTCCAGAGATTCATACCATGGACGCCATTTACGTTGGTCTGTCTTACCATCATCCCTCACAACGGGAGAGACAAATTGGGGAGGACCATACACGTTAGGCACACCAGTGATTCTTTCCACAACGGGAGAGATTGGTGTTTCCATGACAGAAGAGCTAGTTGAAGAGCGTCCTGTTACTGTTCCGTAAGGGATCACTGCTGCTTCTCCTGTGATAAAGTTTGTGGGACATTTGTAATGAATATCCCCACTAATGGCATAATTGCGACCTAGCATGCTATCGTCTATGTCCCTTGCTTGTGGTGCTGGGACGAACGCCTCACTCATATTTTCTAATTCGTGAATAGCCATGCGTAATTGTGGTGCTGTAATAGCAAAACCACATCCTTTATTAGTTCCGGTGACGCCTCCAATATGAAATCCTAGAATTTTGCATTCTTTGGAATCAGAGACAATAGCGGACATGCACATTCCATCGAACGTCTTCATGCCTAATAAATCATAAAATGCACCTGGAAAAGTTTCTGCTCCATTGTGTGCGTCATTAGTGTGGTGCCACCATGTTCTAGCGGCAAAACGAGTCTGATCTTCGTGGAGTCCGTGCACGCAAGCCATAATGGGCCTCGTGACGAAATCTTCTTCGAAGTGCTTTAACATATCCTTCGAGGGACATGCGTTTGGAGCATAAATCAGAGCTGCGTCTGTGTTGGGTACCTTGTAACTCATCTTTGGATTAACGAGCGTCTTGAGTGTACCATTCTTGTTTGTGATCTTAACAATCGATGTTTCCCTAGGCAGCAAGTGGCCTGGGATTAATATACATTTCGATTTAACAAAGAAACCGCCGCTAAAGTGCCCGTCAATGTCAATAAGACACTGAGCGGAGCTGAGGGCGTTTGCGGCTCTTGTTTGATCACTGAAGCTACCGATATTTGACATTGGTTTATAGTCTGGAACAACCCATGCGTTGGTCTCCTTATCTCTAGCGCGAATGTCTTCAATTGATTTGGGATTGAGTTTTCCCTGGAAAGACAAATTTGCTTTAATAGCTTTATATGTTTTGGCTGCACCATATAGTGCGCCTAATGCTGCGAATGTTGCTACAGCATATTTCACGTGTTTATCCCGGATTGTTTGGAAAAGCTCCGGTAACGTGCCACGCGCCTCGACTAATCTATCGAAGTACGCGGTTTTCTTTGTTTCTACTACTGCTCCTATTGTGGTCATGTGGTAAATTCCACTTACACCGGCATATAGCATGGCAAGTTTAGCTCCTAAGAGTTTATAAATTCCTAGACTAAGAGCGCCATTTGTGAGACACATCCTTTTAATATATTTAGACACCTCCTGTCCAATGACATCGTGACCATAGGCCAAGATATTGGATTTAATGAAGGCGTTGTCCATCCATTGCTCAGGGATATAAGAAGTCCACGAAGAATATGGTGAATTCTCGAATGCTTCTATTCCCCTTACAAGTCCGTCTATAGCGAGATCTTCGACCTTAGTCTCGAGCACGCAACGTTTAGAGCGGATTTTGTGTCCATAAGTATTTCCTCTGCGGACAATATGTCCTGCGAGGCGTTCTCCGAATTGAGGTTCGTATTCCTCGTCTTCATCTGATTCGGAGTCAGATTCCACAGTAGTTGCCACTGAGGGTGTACACGTACAAGTTTCCATACACTTGTTGCAATCTTGACAGAGATTAACAATGCTGGACGGGACTGCAAATGCTACAACTACCTTCTCTTGCTCATTATCGTGCTTCCTAGCGAGAGCAGCGATGATATTAAC